GTTTTATAGAATATTCAACTTCTTCACCAGTTACAAAGAAATGGTTAGGAATACTAATAGTATTATTTGTTAAATTAACTATGTCAGTGCTAGATCCATCAAAGTCTTTCTTAAATACTTGATTAGTTTCATTTAATATTGGGAAACCAGTTTTAGATCCAAAGAAAGTTCCCTCATAGACATCAAACTTAGTTTGAATAGATCCAGATTGTAATTCAATTTTATTGGTATTATTATCCTCATGAACTTTAAGAGCATGAATAAATGTTTTAACTTCTACGGCTGTATTTGCATTTGGAACGTATGATATTTCTGTAAAGCAATCTGATCCATCTCTTCTTCCACCAATAGTTCCTATACCAGTTGCATTTGCATTAACACTCGCTCCAGTTATGATATTTCCATACTCTGTCATGAATACACGAGTATCATCGTCAATCATCATGATCTCTGAGAACTCATATCTATCATTTGTAGTATCCTTGACTTGAACTAATGCATATGCAGCATCAAACTCTTCACTATAACTACCAACACCTACGGGGAACGGTGCAGATCTTGATGGAATTGTAGATGATTGAGCAATTAATGCTCCATTTTTTAATGGTAAAGTTCCTAATCCAACGCGAGTTTCAGATGATATTCCTATGGTAATTGAGTTAATATATGCAGTTGCAATACCAGCCCTCGGTGTAAATCCAACTTTAATTTGAGCAGTGCTTCCAAGACCAACAATATGTGGTCTAAATGTTCCTAATGGTTCCGCAGCAAGAGAATCTCTTCTATTATGAATTGTTAATTGACCATACTGTTCAAATGCAACAGTAGATCCTAAACCTACAGGATTTTGATGCATGATCATGCTCAATTCATTATATTCAACAGTTCCTTCACTTGTTGCCACAGAGACAATCATTTTAGCAGATCTAGGATTATACAATTCATCGCTTCTAGCTGTTCCTAATCCTGTGTTAAATACCCCACCATCCGTAGATGATGTTCCCACAGTGGCTATGATGACCTCAACCTCATCACCAGCATGAGAAGATCCAGCCAATGTTGTTGCAGCACCAATATGAACAAGTGCTGTGGTTCCTATGCCAGGATTGGAACGGTTTACTATAGAAGTTGATAAACCTACAATTTGTGTTGTTCCACTTCCAACAAGTTCATTAAGGTTGTATGAAAGTGTTGTTACATTATAGTTGTTAAACTCACTCTTATTTGGGAAGAAATTAAGAACTGCTTCATTTCCATCAACAGTAGAATCCATAGATCCAAGATCTCTTACAGTATCTACTTGACCATACTGATTAATCATTGATTGACCACTAACAGGATCAAACAAAGCGTTAACCATCATTAATTGTCTTTCACCTTCAAATAAACTATCCTTCACATACACCATAAATCTATTTTCTTTATTACCAGCAATTGCAAATCTACCTACCTCAGAGAATGCTGTTGTTCTTGGTAAATCATTAAATTGATCGCTAATATTGTCAATAGTAATAACTCTATTTCCTACAGACTCAGCATAGTCAATTAAGATGCGGTTTTGGAAAGTGATTTCATCAGATAGATTACCAGAAGCAGGGGATCTTGATTTTAAATTTTCTGTAGCTAAATCAAAGTTATCAACTTCATGTAAACTCTCAAATCCTTGTAAATCAATAACACCAGTCACTGTTCCAGCAAGACCAACAACCAATGATGCCTTTTGAGCAACGGGTAAAGTTGATTCTAATTGAAGATTACTAAACTTTTGGAATCCTGCAGTATGAGTTAAAGTATTAACTATATCTTTCCATTTTTCCATGAATACTCTAGACTTAATAGCATATGCAAATCTTTGATAGTATTCATTATCATGAGTTACCTGTAACACATTGCTTAAGAAACCTGTCTCATATTCCCACCCATTATTAACCATTGAGAAATAATCAACTAAGAAATTAGTATCAAAAGTAAGAATTATATCAGATACTGTTCCTTTAGCACCCGTAACTGTAGATTCTATTAATTTACCAACTTCAAAATCACTAGCTGCCTCTATGGTTAACCATTGACTTGCTGGATCATACTCTGCTACAACACCAGAAACAGGGCCAACACTAGTTTCTGATGTTAATGTCTCTTTAGAGTTAAATGTGTTTACTTGTAATTCTGGAGAGAATTGTGGAAAATCTCTTTCTCTTACTAATATCGCTGACGATATAGTAGTATCAAAAGTACCAGGTATTTCACCACTTGCAACTAAATCAGCCATACTGTAGGTTACTATACCAACGTTACCTAAATTCTGATGAACTTGTGTGACTTCAAAGGTTCTGAAATCATATTGATCAGAATTATATCCTTTTCCTGTAGATCCAACTCCAACACTAGCATTTTCAACTAAAAGTTTATCACCCACTTCTATAGGAAATTCTGATGCAAGACTATAAGCAACTTTTAATGTTGCGGAAACAGTTTCTGTAGATGAATCATAAACAAGATTTGTAACTCTAATTCCATTAGGATTATTAACAGGAACAATAATAGGAGTTACGTTAGATAAACCGTAAGTATTTTCAATAATATCAACATAACCAGGTGTATCAGGAGTTGTCAAATTATAGACTAAATCAACATCATTATCTTTTTGTCTGGTAAGACCATCAAGAACAACTAATGTTGGTGGGTGATTATAACCTCTACCATAAGATGTAATTCCAACACGTTTTAAACCAGATAGTGCTGAAATTTTAATAATTTGTGGAAGTTTTGATTGAGGTCTTAATGTAAAGTCTGATGGATAATCAAAACCAATGTTGTCAATTTTTGTGGTTTGAGGAACACCTATTGATGTGCTAGATGCTTCTAAAATAGCACCTGTTCCTGTGTCAGAGGTTACAGTAGATACACCAGGCAATCTAGTATATCCTTTTCCTTTTTCAGACAATGAAACTGCTGCTATTGGGCCATAAGCAGTTTTAGATGTAGTATCATAACTTAAAATAGTTGTGCTTGAACTTGTATATGATTCTTCTTCAGGAAATCTATCTAAATCATATGTAAATGTATTTGTCGAGTTTGCAAGAATATTAAACTGACCTGCATAACGACTATCTTTAAATAATATTGAATTGTTTCCTATAATTTCTCTGTCTAAAACAAGTTCTTTGTTTATGTCAGGATTATCAGAAGATGTATTTGCAACTAAGTTGTAATAAAGTATTCTTGGAGTATTTTGATTATATGTTAATGTTAGTTTTCCATCTATACCAACCGTTCCACTTCTACTTACATTGAATGTTGATGACTGTTCATTTGATGTGTATTCATGAATAAAATTGTAGTCTGTATAAAGTTCTAAATCAAACGCAGGTAGCGTATCTGTAATTTTAATGTATGATAAAGATGAATCTGACAAGTCAAATACTACAGTTCCATTTTTATAAAACTCCAATGGTGGATTAACTAAATTAAATACTCCACCAGTACCAGCACTACCCACTGTAACAAATTTAGGTCTACTTTGTTTTGTTTGAAATCTATTAGCACATAACTTAATTTTATCTTTATCAACAACATATACAAAATACTCTTCATCATTAGTTAAACCAGCAATTTCTGTATTTGCTGTAAGAATAACTCTTTGGCCAGTAGTCATCTCATGACCTACTATTTCAATTGAGCCAGGATCATTAATTATAGATCCTGAAGTAGTAATACCAGATGCAGTAAAATCTAAAGTTCTTGCAATTAATTTTCTATTTGCTTTATTATATTTGACAGGAACTGTTGTAGTGATACCAGCATTTACAGATAAAAAGACCTTATCATTATGACCTAAACCATGACTACTAGCTGTTGATACAGTGATTGAGTTTTTCTCTATAGATCCCGTTACAGTGTCGTTATATTTTCTTCTAAAACTATGATATTTACCAGTTCCAATACCTGTAAAGTATACTAAACTTTGCTGTTTGATAGTATGACCAACACCAGTAAATACATCCTCTGGATCTATACCACCACCAGTGGTTCCTACACCAATTCTAACAGTTGATAAACCAATTAAATCATCAGATAATTTAGCTACAAATAGTGGCATAAATTCTGTGTTATGATTTGCACCAAGATTAACTAAATTATTACCTGATGCAAATAAATTAGCTCTAGCACGATTAGTTGCAATGCCTATAGGATTACCACTGTTTCTATGATATGTTACCTGATCTCCAGTTTTAAATTTATGATTTGGTAAGAATATGGATCTTGTTGGTAGGAATATTGAACTTCTTCCACCAGCAGGATTACTAATTGTAGCTGTTGTTCCTATTCCAGGCCCAGCAGTTGTTCCAACACCTACAGATTCTACAGGATTAAAGTAGTATTCAAAATTAACTTCATTATCAAATGTAGTAGTAAAACCAACATCAATCTTAAATTTTCTAGGATCTTCTTCTATCACTGTTCCTATTGCATGAGTTGCTCCAACACCAGTGCTATCATCTAAACCATTTTGATTTCTCAATACTCTTATTCTAGAGTTAACAGAGTCTATATTTAATAATTTAACTGTTTCTAATTGAGTTCCAATTCCAACTTTTAAAATATCATTCTCTCTTAAATTGAGACTGTTGAGATTTGAATTTGGAGAAGGTAATTTACCTTGAACACTAAAGAATGTAACTAATCCAGTAACAGAAACTTTTGGTATATCCTCAGATAATAATAGTTTTGATGATGTTATTCCAATGCTATAAGTTTTTTGGCCAAGTCTAGAACTAGTAGTTGACATTCCAGACACAAAAACTTTATCACCATTTTGTAAATTTAATGGATCAGTGTGAACACCAACAAATCTTCCTCTTTCATCAGCAGGATAAAATTCAACATTTTGTAATTTTGTATTAGTAACTGAAATAGTTCCAATACCAGGCCCTGTTACTCTAGATACTTTTCCAACTGTTTCAAAGTTTTCAGCAACTTTTTCTTCAAATACGAGTTTATCACCAACCTGATATGAAGAACCTCCAGTTACAATACCAACTTTTTCTACAGATCCTTCGGAAGCATAAACAATAGAACCTTCTTGAGTAACATACTTATAGGATTGACTTACATAATCATAAGAACTATCATCTTGAAGTAATTCATATGGTTCAGTATTTCTTACCCAACCAGTTTCATTAAGATTAATTTCATCTTGATTACTCTTAGATAAGAAATTAAATTCATTTGGTTGACCATTAAAGTTTTCACCAATCAAATATGGAAATTTTGGTTTTTTAAAGTTGTTGAACGGATCACTAGAATCCGATGTTACTGTTGATTCAAGAGTAGCAAAATAAGCGTATGTTCCATTTGGATATTCAGGAGTTACACCGTATCTTCCATTATTTTCATCAAGATAAGTTTCATCAGTGTTACTATCCCATGTAAAGTCTTCTATAAAGAACTCTTGTGGGAAAATGCTAGTAGGAGGTCTATTAGTTTTTAGATCAACAGAATAACCAGAATTAAGTTGAACTACTGATCCACCAGTGCTCTTTTCATATGCATATGGGCCATATATTGGAAGACCATCATATGACCAACCAATAATAGGTGAGTGTTGTGTTCTGTTTTGTTCCACACCACTTGATAAAGCTAGATCTCTAGTTCCAACTAATGGATTTCCATCTGAATTATTTTGATATACAACCTTTCTTAAACCTCTTGGTGCATATGCATGTGAACATTGTAATTCCCGACTCAGTTGTGTTGGTTTTTCTATGAATACATCTGAACTATCAATATTAGTAAAGTTTTTTCTAACCTCGTTTACTTGCCATGTTTTTAAATTAACATTGAAAATAGCAAATTCACCAGCAGATATAACATTAAGTGATGTAGTAGATGCACCATACCCAACACCAGCCTTAATTATTTTGATAGATCTTATTTCACCGTCAACTAATTCTGGAACTAATTCTGCACCAGTTCCAACACCTGTAATTGATATACTAGGTGGTGTATTATAAGATTGACCTCTGTTTTGAATCGCAACGTCAATAATTTGGCCATTAGCAACAACGGGTAATAATTCACCACTTATTCCACTGTATAAGTCAACTCTAGGTTGTCTATTAAAGTTAAGTATTTCAGATGCACCGTATCCAACACCACCATTTGTCAAATGAACAGATGTAACCTCACCCCTAAACAGTGGTTGGGGAACACATTGGAAAGTATTACCCTCTATTGAACTTATACCAACAATACCCTCAACCTTTACTATAATTGGATCATAATTAAAACTATGAGTTCCTACTCCAATTGAGTTTAAACGTTGATATTGTTTTGTTTTAAAATAAAAATCTTTTGCAGTTGTTCCAACACCTACATTCGATAACTTAAATGTGTTTTCATCTATAACAGAGACATAATATTTTTTATCGCTTGAAAGACCTTCGATAGCAGTTCCACCAGAATCGGGAGTATAAGCTACAATCTCACCTGTCTTATAATCATGGTTACTGATGGTGATTCTATCAAGTGCTGTATTAATTCCAGTTGGTTCACATGTTTTAAGTTTATTTTCATATCCATCCCCAGATTCCAATACATTAATATTACCAACTTGCAATTTACCTTTGAAAGATCTGAACTGATGATTTCCTTCACCAGCAGCAGTGAAAGCTATAGTATTGATACCAATAACCGCTTCATCTAAGTTTCTATGAAGTCTAATTGTTTTTTGTGGATACCAAGTGTTTCCAGCATATCCCACCCATGTATCAATTTCTGTCATACCAGTAGGAGTAGAGGTATTAACATAATACACCGCACCAGTGCTTAATCCTGCTAATGCCTTTTCCCCAAATGTATCGTATATAACTTGCTCATGATTTCTAAATTTATGATAAGTTAAAAATCCTACGTTAAAATCATCAGATCCCTTTACAACTATAGTTTGAGATCCTGAACCAGAATTAAACACCACCTGATGGGGAACTGTAACCATCTTACACTCAGCAACAGCACCACTTCCATTTCCTCCACTTATTGATACTTTAGGAATATCAAGATAATCAAAACCTGGATCTTCAATTAGTATTTCTTGCAAACTACCTCTAGTTGCAACATATCCAGTAGCACCTGCTCCAACACCATCATTAATTGCTAACTGAGGTGGATTTATAACATCATACTTTCTACCACCACCAGTTACGTCAATTGACTTAATATCACCATAGTAACAAAGATCTTGAGACTTATAACTTAATACTTCAACACCGTTAATTAAAATGCCATTATATCCAATTCTTGTTTTATATTTTTTGCCATCATAAACTGGCATGTCAATTTCTCTAAACAGTTTTTGTGGTTGAATTATTTTTCTATGAAATTCATACTTTTCAAAAGTATTATTTGTGATTGTTGTAGTAACAGTAGTTTCAGATATCTTTTGATAATTACCGTTATATAAGTTTGATCTAGATTTTGCTAACTTTATGTTGTTCTTATCTACACGTTCTACAAAGTATAATCCTTCACTAAAAAGAAAACTTGTTATACCACCATCATCATCTTTTTGTGGTGTATAGTAAATAGCATCACCACTAAAGAAGTTATGATCATTATCATCACTTGTAATCGCAATAGTTGTATCACCACCATTAAAAGTTCCAGATAATGTAATTTTCTGAGTGCTTGGATTTAACTTATGATCAGATCCATATGTTGGTAGAGAGTTAGATGCAATTAAGTTCTTAAGTTTAGAAAGAGTGTGAGCATACCCCACTTCTTCCATGTAAATATTTTGAATATTAGCGGTAAAATTATTTAAATGCTGTTGATTAGTATCTACGCTACTTCCATCAGAATTAGGTTTTGAAAGAAGTTTTCTTATTGAAAGAACTGCAGTAAGATCACTTATTGTAGATCCCTGCATTCTGATTTTATTCGGTTGAGATCCAGCCTCATCTGATAGAACATCAGTGACAACATAACTCCCAGTTAAATCCCCAGTTGATGTTTGAACTGATATTGTATCATTTAATCTTATTCGATGAAAATCTTTTGTAGTTACTTCGTAAGTTGGGCCTGAAGCATCTTGTAGTGTAATAGTATCTACATTATACTTTGGTTGAATATTGAATAACCAGTTGTTTGACTGAAAATCAGTTACTTTTGCTATCTTACCTAAAGATTTTAATTTTATTTTTGCACCTGTTCTTTGATAGAAAGTATTAGGAAGTTCTATACCACCCAATACACCTGTTATTCTGCATCGTATGCCGTCTGTAGTGACCCCTGCGGTGCTGTTTGCTTGACCCAAGGCATAGACATAAGTATTCTGTCTAATTGATGTAGCATCCTTAATAGTGGTAGTAATGCTAGTTGTGCTTATACCCAAAAACTGAGTTACGTTTGTGTTAGAGTATGTGCAGACTCCTGTAGTTCCATTTTGATATTTAAATGTTAAAGTTCCATTATCAGGAAAACCTATAGTTGAATCAACATCGATAAAAGTCTGTGCTGCTCCAACTGCACCAACATTTTTTGAATTGGCATGAACAGCAAAATTACCATAAAGCAACTCGTCAGAACTACCTGTTCCAAATGAAGCATCAATACTAACTTTGTAATAAGTTTCAGTTAAAAGACCAACTCTAACTCTTTCAACCATTGACACAGGGCCATATGCTCTAGATAAGTTTTCAAATGGTTCTTGAAATAGTGTTTTATTTTCAAGATCCATTGGATCACCTTGAATTGCCTCAACTATAATGTCACGAGTTTTTCTATAATTTGCATCTGATGGTGAAATTACATAATCAGCAGGTCTAACAATATCTACTTCTTCGTTGTATAATGATTTGAATAGTAATTTAAATGATTCGTCTGTTCCTCTTGAATTATAAAAGTCTTTAGAATGACGAATAAATTGTGGTTGATTTAATGTAGGAGATAAATCTTTTTGAAAACCAGGTAAGAATTGTTTTTTAGACTTCTTTAAAAATTCTTCTAAAAATAAATTACTTAAATTATGAACCTGACCACCACTTGTTCCAACACCAACTGCATGAGCTCCTGCGTTGGATGATGAAAATACAAATTCCTCTGGTTCATCAGGATTACTAAAAGAAGTAATACCACTAAATCCACGAATACATCCAGTAAATGAATTTGTTGTTAATCCAGTATATGTAATTATTTCATCATCTATTTTCAGTAAACCATAATTATCTGGAAATCCTGTTGTATCCTTTACAGATATGGTTTGATCAAATTGGCCAACAGCACCTGAGAGGGTCGTAAAACCGACTAGGTTGCCTGATTTGTTTAATTGTATATAAGAGTCTAGATTATTGATTATATCAATCGGGCCACCTTGATATTCTTGCCCCTGATAGTATGCACTTAAAAATTCACCGACTAAAGGGCTATCATCCCTGACATAACTAGGGAGTTGTTCTTTGACAACCTTATTAATTTGAACTCTTTTATCGGTCATGTGTTATCTTACAATCTTTCTGTCTGTATAACTTGATGTAACTGTATATGTTGATCCTGATGGGTCTGCACCTGATGCTATTTCATCAACAACCATTTCTACATTACTAGTATCTAGTTGCAAATAAAGATCCTGTAATCCGATTACGTCATTTGATTCTGGAACAACAGATATTTCTAGAATTTGTTGAGCATCTTTTGTTTTTCCTGACACAATGTTAATAGGGTTAAGAGTAATTCTACCAGTAGCGTAGTTAACAATACCCACATTTGACCTTTCAATCATTGGAGTTGTTGAACCTGGTGCATCTAAAGAGAATAAACCAAGTGATCCTGTCTTCTTATCAGTGTTTGGAAGGTCATAAAGGTAAACATCATTAGCAATATCCAATACTCTGAAGCCACTAGAACGAATATTAAACCCATCCATAGACGAAATATGGAACTGATTACCAAAATCAATAGCATATTCAGCAAATTGGTCTATAGCCAACCTTAAATCGCGTCTCATTTCGACTGTTGTAACGTTAGAGGTAACAGATTCATGACTTTGATCGATAACTTTTAAGAATTTACTGTATTTAAACCTTGCTCCATACTTATTTAACTCTGCAGATGCAGCCAATTTGTTAATATTGTTTAAAATTGTCGATGAAACAATCATTGAATTGGGTGCAAGACTGGTATTATAGTAAACATTACTATCAGTCTCAAGATAGAGATACTTGAGATCGAGAATTTCGGGCACAATCCCTGCTACAGAGTATTTTCTAAGGTCTCTTTTAATATTTTCCTTAATTGCATTTGGAACAAAGTCGCCAGTTCTTGGTTTTATGCTTATAAAAACCTTTCCATACTGTGGAGGAACCAATTCTTCACCCCCATAAACCGAAATAGACTCAGTTTCTGGATAAATTTTGTTAGGAATTAGAATTTCATAGTCATTTGAGGTTAATGCACGGTTTTGAGTAGCATAAATTTGGGGTGCAAACTTCTTAACAGAGTCAACACTCTCAATTTCGTCTCCACCACTAGAGGGTGTTTCAGCAGTTACGAGAGAAATACCGCTAGATATGGTATTTTCAACTGCATTTCGAGTATAAGTGCATTTTCCACTAAAACTTAGATTACTAATACCGTTAGCTTCTGATCCACTTGATGTAATATACGAAACTTCGACAATATTTCCGTCTGAAAGTGCCTTTCCGAAGATTCCATCACCAAAAATGATCTCATATTCTTCATCTTCGATCTCTTGAATGTAATAAATGAGAGAATCACCTGTTATTGAACTCCCTGTAACCGCATCAAACAGACTATCTTGCCTTGTGTAACTTGAAAGTAGTGAAGAAGTCGCAGATGGTCTTACATAGACTTCTAAACTGCTTAAATCAATGCCTGAGTTTGATAAAATGAACCTCTGATTGACATTATTTGTAGAATATGGGAATTTTTGATCAATTACGTTACCTTGTTTGACATCTACATCATAAAAATATGCAATTCCGTCAATAACTGGTTTTGTAATGTCTTTTGTGATACCAAAAACGAAAGATTGACCCCCAAATGAGTTTGAAGAGGCAACTGGGCCTTTTTTTAGTGTGATAGTTGTTGGTGGAGGTGTAATTCCTGGTTCTACAGAGAAATTTATCGTAGCAACGGATGCTTTTTTTGATCTAGGGATATATCCAATGTTTCTAGCAAGTGCAACAACGTTCTCTCTAAGGGTTGCACTGTCAATAAAGACCTCATTAGAGATCATATTGGCATTATATGAAGTAATATATGTATTATATGCTAAAACGTCTAAAACTGTTGACAAATTAGATCCCTCGAAGTCGTAATCCGTAAAATTCGAGTTGGATTGTAGATATTGTTTAAGTTGTTCTTTAATCTGGTCAAAATCCAGACTAGTAAAATTTAAAAGTGACATTTATCGTGATGGAAGCAAAGCAAATTCTAATTGTGATGGAGGTATATCTATACCAACTATTCTATATGTGATTTTTACGTCAAATTGGTTTTCATCGAAGTTAGGGTCTACATTTACATCAACTAAATCAACTCTTGGTTCATAGTTATTCAAACAATTCCTAATTTCATCTTGAATTGATACAGCAGTAATATCATCAACGTTTTCAAACAATATTTCACCCACACTTGATCCAAAATCAGGATCAAATAACTTTTCACCAGGTGTAGTCAACACTATATTACGCACAGCTCTCGCTATTGCGTTTTCATTCTTCAAAGCAATCAAATCGCCACTCAAAGGGTTAAATTTGAATGACATACTAAGATCTTTGAAACCTTTACTAACTCTTTGAGCTGGCATTAGAATTTTATAGTACTATATTTTATTTATCAGGGTTTCTTAACGATATTCTGAGATAACTTCGTAACTTTCTATTTCATAATCTAAACCGTCTTCATCTTCTCCACGAAGACGTTCAAATAAGTCACTAGAACTTTCCTTATCACTCTTTTTAGGAGTTAAAGAATCGTTTGCGATCTCTCGTAGCATTTTTTCTGACATGGGA